CTGATATCTTGTCTGTGACACGAATTATGCAGTTCGGTAACTTTACATCAAGCAGTATGTTTGATATTCGTTATCAATTAGCATTAACTGATTATTTTGGAATTAATAGAGGATTAGGTGGATCTCCATCTATGGGATTAGCTAGTTACGATTCAACTAAGAAATATATTAAATTAATTCAAGATTTCTTTCAACCAGAAAAATCCATTCGTTTCAGTAAAGTCACTAATAAATTATTTATTGATGGAACATTAGCAGATATAAGTCCAGGATCATATATTATAGTAGAAGCATACGCAGCACTAAATCCGGCGACTTATACAGAAATATGGGGTGATAGATTCTTGTTGAAATATGTCACCGCACTTATTAAGAAACAATGGGGATCTAACATGGCAAAATATGATGGTGTTCAGCTTCCCGGCGGTATAACATTAAAGGGAGCACAGATATATGCTGAAGCATCACAAGAAATAGCAGATATAGAAGTAGACTTCTTGCGTAGTTACGAATTACCTGTAGATTTCATGATGGGTTAATATATGGCGACAAATCCTTTTTTTAAAGATAGCCAAGTAGAACAAAAACTACTAAATGATCTTACTATAGAAACCATAAAAGCTACTGGAAGAGATATAGTTTATATTCCTAGAGAAAATCAAAATCTGAATAAAATATTCGGAGAAGATATGCAAGGAAGTAAATTTGAAAGTGGTTATACTGTTGAAGTTTATGTAGAAGAAGTATTACAGTTTGGTGGAGAAAGAGATATTGCAAGTAAGTTTGGCATTCAGTTAACAGATAAAATAACATTAACTTTATCTAGAACAAGATTTTTTCAAGAAGTATCTAGTAAACAACCAGAAATAAAATATCCCCGCGAAGGAGATTTAATTTATTTTCCTATGGTTGGATATTTGTTTGAAATTAATTTCGTAGAAGACAAGCAACCATTCTTTCAATTTGGTTCGTTGACAACATATAAATTATCATGTGAAGTATTCCGATATTCACATGAAACTATCGATACTGGAATAACTGAAATAGATGAAGTACAGACTGATAGAAAGAAATATGCTACTTTGTTGACACTATCTAGCATTCCAATTTCTGGCGCAACTTTTGCCTTCTATAATGGTGAAACTGTATATCAACGAGTTGGGTTTACAGGTGCGGCTGCAAGTTATGTAGATGCAACTGGAAAGGGAACGCTGCTTCGATTTGAAGGAACTTCTGCATATCTTACTGATGTGGAGGGAACCTTCGTGGCAGGTGCTACAGCAACTCTGCGGGGTGTTACATCGACGGCTGAGTACTACATCTCAGCAGTATCTGCGACAACTATAGTTATCCCAACCAATCCAGATTTAGATTCTGCTACTAATGATAATAATGATATACAATATAGAGCCGAAAAAGGTAGTATAATAAATTTTGATGAGATTGATCCATTTTCGGAAGGAAATTACTGATGTTTGGAATAGGTGATGATTATTACAATCAATCGTTAAGAAAACTTGTTATTGGGTTTGGAACATTATTTAATGAAATTTATGTTCAACGATTATCTAGTACAAATCAAATTATAGAAACTATAAGAGTTCCTTTATCTTATGCTCCAAAAGAAAAATTTGTAAATAGATTAAATTCAGGAGTTAGTAGTATATCCGATTCTACTAAGATAGAAATAGTATTGCCTGTAATTGGATTTCAGATGTCTGGATTGGTGTATGATCCAACTCGAAAATTGAATAAATTAAAAACTACCTTTTATGAAAGTTCTACTGAACTATCTTCTATGTGGTCTGAAGTTCCATATAATGTTTCGTTCACTTTGTTCGTTTTTACAAGAACCATGGACGATAATTTACAAATTATAGAGCAAATATTACCTAACTTTACTCCAGATTTTACAGTAACACTTAATTTTAATTCATTGAATAGTAAGGTAGACGTTCCTATTATTTTAAATTCTGTACAAACTGCTGAAGATTATGAAGGAACTTTCCAAACTAGAAGAAGTGTCACTAGCACATTGACGTTTACTGCAAAAACATACATATATGGTAAGATTAAAGAAACTCCAAATTATATCATAGAGACTGCTGATATTAATTTCTTTGATGGTTTAGATAAAGCTACCGATTACAAGTTTGATATAGGATACACTGGAGATTCTATTATAGGTGATGTACATTATGTTCCATAAAGAGGTGATTTTATGTCTGAAGAAAAATTATCAAAAGCGTTAAATGTAGATTATGATCCTTCTGTTGATATTGTTGTTCCTTCTAAAAAGGATATAACTAATATTCGAAAAGAAAGAAGGGATAATATCTTAAATAATGATTTTGACACAGCTAGAAAAAATATAACAGATATGATCTCTACTGGAATCGATGCTGTCGAAGGTATCATGAAAGTTGCTACTGCTGGAGATTCTCCTAGAGCATATGAAGTAGTTTCTATGTTAATCAAAACTATAGCAGATATGAATAAAGATTTAATAGAATTACATACAAAGGTAAACGAGGCGGAAAAAGATAAGATAACAGTAAACACAACAAATAATTCAATTTATGTTGGATCCACAACTGATCTACAGAATCTATTAAATAAATCAAGAAGTCATAATAAACCATCCATTATAGATAAGCGAGAATCTGATGACGACGAGTCGTAAACGATCTGGATATCTTGGAAATGCTAATCTAAAACCGGCAGGTGTAAAAGTAGACTTCACCAAGAAGCAGGTAGAAGAATATTTAAAATGTGCTGCTGATCCGATTTATTTCGCTAAGAATTATATCAAAGTTGTTTCTTTGGATAAAGGAATTATTCCTTTTGATCTCTATGACTTTCAGGAAGAGATATTAAAAACCTTAATATCACATAGACATGTTATTTGTAAACTTCCTAGACAGTCTGGAAAAACAACAACAGTAGGTCCTGGTTATCTTTTACATAAAGCTCTATTCAATCAAAATATGAATATTGCTATATTAGCAAATAAGCAAACTGCCGCAAGAGAAGTTCTATCTAGGATTAAACTTGCATATGAATATCTTCCGTGGTGGTTACAACAAGGAATTGTAGAATGGAATAAGGGTTCTATTCAATTGGAGAATGGATCTAAAATTATAGCGGCCGCAACGAGTTCTAGTGCAGTCCGAGGTGGAAGTTTTAATATTTTGCTACTCGATGAATTTGCCCACGTTCCTACTGGAGTCGCCGAAGAGTTTTTTAGTTCTGTATATCCAACAATAACTTCTGGTCAGACCACTCAAGTCATTATCATATCAACTCCAAACGGGTTGAATATGTTTTATCAATTCTGGAAGGGAGCGATCTCGAAGAGAAATGAATATGCTCCAATCGAAGTTCATTGGAGTCAAGTTCCCGAATATCCAGGAGGCCCTTTACGGGGCGAAGAATGGAAGAAGAAAACTATTCAGAACACAAGCGAGAGACAATTCCAACAAGAATTTATTTGTGATTTTATCGGATCTAGTAATACATTAATTTCTTCAGATAAATTAAACAATCTAGTCTATAATCCACCTTTGATAAGAAATCGAGACGGATTTTGGATTTACGAAGAACCTATAAAAGAAACAACAGTAGGTAGCGATAGGGATCATGTATATTTCATGACCGTAGATACTTCTAGAGGGCAAGGAAAAGACTATAGCGCAATAGTGGTATTTGATATCACGGTTATGCCATATAAAGTAGTAGCTAAATACAGAAATAATATAGTCTCTCCACTTTTACTTCCTACTGTAATCTCTTCTATAGGCAAAAAATACAACGAAGCATATTGTTTGGTTGAAATCAATGACATAGGAAGTCAAGTGGCAGAAATTCTTCATTCAGACTTGCAGTATGAAAATTTAGTCAAAGTCAATATGATGGGTAGGGCTGGACAGGTAATAACCGAATTTGGTGGAGGGAAGCAATCTCAATATGGTGTTCGAACCACCACTATGGTCAAAAAGATAGGTTGCTCGGTTCTAAAGAATCTCATGGAGCAAGATAAACTCTTTATAGAAGATATAGACATCATAGATGAACTGACTACGTTCATTGCTATAGGTAATAGTTTTTCGGCTGACTCTGGACATAACGACGATCTGGCTATGTGTATGGTGTTATTCTCTTGGGCGACCAGACAAGATTTCTTTGAAAATCTTACCAACATGGATGTTCGCATAGAAATGTATTCCAAGGAGATAGAACGAGTCGAAGCAGATATTATGCCTTTTGGTATATTCGATGACGGTGGTGCAAGTGATGACGGAGGAGAACGGATCGGAGACGATTATTGGTTGATTGTTGACAAAGAAAAAATGAAAAAACCTATTAAATTGATAGGATCACCAGATTCAAACCTTAATGAGTGGTTTATATAGGCATTATTGAAAAACAATAAATCATATATAGACTAGAGAATTAAACACTTAATACATAAAGGAGATTAAAATGGCACGACCAAATGTTACTATAAAGACCGTAGACGAATCGATGGTAGCTCCAATTGGAGAAAATACCAGCACGACACGAGGTGCTATGATTAGTCAATCTGGATTAATTACCGATTTAGGTAATACCGCTGAAAAAGCTGCAAATTTGATGGTTTTGGAGGATCTAGGATCTTGGTATGCAAAATTACGAACATTTGCAGAAGCTCAATTAGTTGCTTTGGGATTTGCTGGAGCTACTCTGATTGGTGCCATTGGTCTTACTGCTGGTGGATATATTGATTCTAATAATAGTGCTACCCGAAAACCATGGCATCAAGAATGGTGGGCGATGAATAACTTCCTTCAATATGGTGGAGTGGGTATTATTGGTCATACTACAGATAGCATGTTGTCGATTATTGCAAGTACAGAGGTTTTTGATGTTATGTTTCAGGGTGGAACTGCAGAATCATATGCAACTAATATTGCTACTGTTGTAGAAACTAAAAAACTAACAGATAGTCCATGCCTGGGTGTTCTGTATAATCAGCAACCTGCCACCACCGCTTCCATGGCAAGACTGGCCGGCGGAACCGATGAATTCTATGTTCATGTGTGGGGTCGAAAATATCATCTTAATTCATTCGGTAATGGCGCAAATGATGATACTGCACTAATTTTGAGTAATCTTACTCCAGACATTGCAGGATGTATGGCTCGCACAGACCGAGAAAATTATGCCTGGACTTCTCCTGCTGGACGAAGACGTGGTAGAATTCTTAATGTTGTGCGATTAGAAACTAATCCGACTGCGACACAACAGGATTATATTTACGATTCTGGAATAAATCCAGTCGTAACTTTCCCAGGAGAAGGAACTATTTTGTTCGGAGATAAAACAGGAGCAGCAGAAACTTCTAGTCTTTCTAGAATCAATGTATCGAGAATGTTCATATATCTCAGAAAAGTTATTGCACCGATTGCCCGTTCTGTTCTCTTTGAACTCAATGATGCTACTACACAAGCAAGATTCCGAATGGCAGCGGATGGTGTATTGCGAGGAGTTCTTGCAGCGGGTGGTATAACCGACTACCGAATCATCTGTGATAGCAGCAATAACACTCCGGCAAATGTTCAATCTAGAATATTTACCGCAGATATTTTAGTCAAACCAACAATTTCTATTAATTTTGTTAGAATAACGTTTACTAATAAAAACCTTCAGAGCGATTTGAACGCAGGAACATAATTTAAAAACAACAGGAGAAACATATGGCAAGTGGAATAAATGGATTTAGAACAAATTTTGGCGGAGTTAGACCTAATAGATTTAGGGTTAATGTGTCGGTTCCAACCAACAATGCAATTGCGGCCGCTGCACCAGCAATTGCTGCTGATGCTGCCGGCCTTACAAATTTTGACATTTACTGTAAAGCTACATCAGTTCCAGGATCATCTATCGGAGTCATCCCAACTCCATGGATGGGAAGAGTTGTTAAATTCTCTGGAGAAAGAACATACGCCGATTGGACTGTTCAGGTGTATGATGCGTCTGTGTCCGCTAGCGATTCACGAACATTCTTTGAAAAATGGATTGATGTCATGGATACACGAGACACCCATGACATAGCATATAAACATGTTGGTAGTGCGAGTGTTCATTGGGATGACATTATGTCCACAACCGGCGTAGGTTCACATGTAAACCAGACGAAGTTCCAGAAATCAGTAACTATGGTGAATTTATTCCCCATAGACATAAGTGCTATGGAGTTATCTTACGATGCAGTTGATACTTTTGCTGAATATACAATCACCTTTGCTTACGATTACTGGGTTCCTACTGCGGAAGGTACATGATTTAATAATTCCTATATACCTATAGGAGAATATATAATATGGCATTTGAACTGTTTGGTTTTAGCATAGGCAAAAAAGAAGACGAAAGAAAAACAACAGGGGTTGATGTCTCACCGACACAACCCTCGTTTGTTTCTCC